AATCCAGCATAACGACCAAATATAATCCAGTCGCCTTTTTTGCACCATGGGCCTTTGGGATATCTCTTTTCATCTGTATAACAATCTGGACCCATTTTAAGAACTAAAGCAGTTACTGTTGTATAACCACGTTCCTCCATATGTTGATCTGTTAATATAACACCGCCTTTAGTTTTACCTTGTCCTTTAAAAGGCAATACTAAAATACGCCACCCAGTTGGGTCTGGTAAACGCTCTAACACTTTGTCTGTAGGTAAATGTTGTATATCTTTTGTAGCGTCTTCTTGTATTTTTTTAAGAAATTTATTTTCTTTATCTTCCGCTACTTTATTATTTTCATCAGCCTCTACAGCCAAATCTTTTTCTTCAAGCGCAAATCTACGCTTTGGCAGTTCCTTCTCTGTCATCGTTTTCCTCATCTTTCTGCAGGTCTTGAATCTCCTGTTCCATTATTGTGTAAGCTTTATGCTCACCTACTGCTTTAACATAAGCGTCCATCGTTGGCAAGCCTGATGCTATAACATCCTTTAAATTTTCTTTGCGCGCTCTAATCTTTTTCAAGATTACGTAAATCGCGGTTTCGTCTCGCATAAATTACTTTCTTAATAGATTTTTGTTATAGGTCTTTTATTAGGCAACATCAAGTTAAATCCTCTTGGTTTAACTGTTGTTTTAACTACACCACCGACCTTTTTCTTAACTGGTGTACTTCCGTATTCTTCGGTCCAATCCTTTGCTATTTCAGGCTCATTGGCCCATAAATATCTTCTTTGTTTTTCTGATTTAAAATGCATTATGCTTTATTCTCAACTTTTATTGAAGCATGTTTTGTTCCACCTACATATAAACCAAACCATGCGGCACCAGCTCCGACAACGACTGACACAAAAGCTGATTGTGCGTTTGTTGGATCTGGTAAACTCATAAACCATTCTGTTGTACGCCAGAATGAAATTCCATATAATGTAATTAGTAACCTAGGAAAAATTCTCCATGCTGATAATCTTTCAGGTGTCATCTTTTTTTCATGTGTGCTAGACCTGCTTTACCAAATCTATATCCAAAAGAACTACCAATACAAACGTATAAACACGTAGCAAACCAATCCGGGGTATTAGTATCAAGGAAAACAAATCCCTCTGCGACATAAGATTGTGTCCAAGGCAGGAAGCAAGAAACTAAAATTCCGCCGAAGATTAAAGTCCAAAATTCATCTTTCCACGACCCTTTCATTTGGTCTACGGCTGATGCCTCCCATGATATTTCACCTGCTATTTGTTTTTCACGCAGTGCAGTCTTTGCTTTAATTTCCACTAGCTTAGATTCAGCCTTCGCTTTCTTTGTCTCTACAAAGCCAGTAACGGCTTGAGAGGCAACGCCTAATAATGGTTTAAGTAACAAATTTAACATACTACCTCACTATACTAATTATTCCGCCACGGTTTTTTAAACTTCTAATAAAATCACCTTGAACGGTTGATTGACCCCATCTACCAAACTCAGGGTTATAAGAATCTATTTCACGTTGTGAAGATCCCCTACCAATTCCATATCCTCTACCACGTCCATAATTATAATTATAATTATAATTATAATTGTTGTTATTGTTATTGTTATTATTTGTATATCCTTCAATTAAAGCTTTAACCGCTGGCTGTTCTGAAGTAGGTAAATTTTTATCTCCCATAAAATTAACATAATCAACATTGTTACCTACATAAAATTTATCAAAAGCCATTTCAGCTGCATGGTTTGGATGAAAACCTTGATTTATATAATCCTCCATCATAAATTTTAATGTGTCAGTAACAGCTACACTTGATTGTCCTGGAACTCCGGAACTGGACCCAAATACACTGCCAAACCCTGTTCCCATAGCACCTGGTGATAAATCATAATCGCCATAGTCGTATGACGAAACGTCTAATTGTTGTGGCTGAAGAGTATTATACCAATCAAAATAAGCATTGCTTGTATTATCATTGGTTTTAACTCCGTATAAATAGTTTTTTAATAGGTTAGCTTGAGTAGTATTTCCTTTTCCTGCTGCAATTAATTCATTTAATCTAGTTGCAAATTTATGTTCGCCTTGGGGTGGATCTGGTTTTGGTTGGGGTGGATCTGGTTTTGGTTTTGGTTTTGGAGGTGTATAAGGTTCTTCATAATCATTACCCCAAGGATTTGATGAAGTTTCCCAATTATAATTATAATCATTATTGTTGTTATTGTTATAACTATAATTATCATTTCCGGTATTAGTATCAGCGGTACTTCCACCTGTTTGTGTGCCAGAACTATCCCATGACCATGAATCATAGTTAGGTATTTCTTCAGGACCTCTATGTGGTGTGCCTGGTTTATATTTTTGAAGTAGTCTTTCTTCGTCTGGTGTTATGTAAGCTAAATGGGTTTCTGGTGCACCAGGACGTGTTTTTAAATTACGTGGAACAGTTACGATGCCACTATCGACGTGATTACCTGGATAACGAGACACTATTCAGGTTGTGGGTTAAGCCAAGTTTCCCACCCTTCTTGATAATATTTATCGTCTGGTACATAACCAAACATATCAAAGAAAAATTTATCTATATCAGACCCGTTGTCGTAATAAAGTTTAGCTATATCTTTTAAAGCTTCTCTTGTTGTTAAAGAATCAGGGTCCATCTTAGCAGCTGGAGTACCAGTTATACCAAAACCTGCATCAAAAAAACCTGTTTCTGTGTTAGGCATATTACCTAAATTCATTTGTTCTTCTATATATCCTCTTGGATCAAAAGTGTTTGCTTTTATACCGTATAAACTTTCTAAGTTACCAAAATCAGTAGTAGCAGGATTAGCCATTATTTGATCTTTCAGTGCTTGTCTTTCTGCTTCTTTAAGCGCTTCTGCCATAAGATCAGTTTCTTCGACTTTTCCTATAGGTGCAGTAGTCATATCTGGAAATACAAATTCTTCACTTTCTTCACTTATGTCAAGATCATCGCCCATAAAAGGTATGTTATCTATTTCATCAAAATTAAGATCAAATTGATTGTTTTCTGGGAAGAAACGAGGGTCTCTTTCTAAAGGTTCTCTATCACGGTTTCCACCTAATGCACTTGCAATTTTACTTGCAGCGCCTGTGTATGGAGCTAGTTTAAATATACCTTCCATTAATCCACCAATATCAAATCCTCCAAATTCATCTTTGTAAAACTCTTTTCCAAATCCAGCTTTAGGAAATGGATTGTATTCTGGTGCTCTTACTGCTGCTTCATTTTTTCCTGTGAAAAAAGATCCTACATCACGCAAAAATCCTTGTGATTTTGCAGGATCAGTAAATAATGTTCTTCCAATTCTTCTTGCTCCAGCTGGTAATCCACTTGTATCAATTAAACGTGCACCTTTATCACCACCTTTCATCTGGTTCATTAACATTTGATACATGTTACGTGATTCATTTTGATCTGTTGTAACTGCAGGTTGTCTGACTAATGTATCTTTTATTAGTCTTAAATTATCTCTATTTTGATACCAATCGGTAGGACGTGACATAGCCCATTGCGGATCGAAGCGCGCACGGCTGCCTTGGCCGTACGACTTACGATCGCGTATTTCTTGTGCTGATGGTTTATATTGAACCATTAAGCACCCATCATTGAGTTGAGCACAACAATAACAATAACTGCAACGATACCGGCTTTAATCCAGTCCTTCATCTTCCAGTCACTCCATTCTTTTAAATGTGCCCATAAATCTTTTATTAAATTCATAGTACCTCCTATTTTTTCTTCGATTTCATCGAACCACCTTTACTTAGGCGTTTCGTTTTTCCACCTTTTTTCATCATTGTCATTTTTTGTCCAGTGTTTTTTGCATGTGCTTGCGCTTGATGCACACCGGCTGATGTGTATGGAAAAGATTTAGTTCCTACTTTTGGCATTTTTTCTCCTTAATGTATAGTTGGTTTTGCAGTATGTTGAAATGTATGTATCATGTCTTGCGTAACAAACATACTTTCTGCAACAGATTCAAAAATAGAAGCGGTTTCTTCTATTGTTAAAGTCTCTAAATACATATTGCGTGTAACAGCCATCATTGCAGAGCATATAGCCATGTAATCATCATTATCTCTTACCATGGAACGAGCTGTGTCTTCAATCTTTTTCATCGCAGAACTAATTAAACTAATCTGCTTTTCTAGTTTTGGATCTTGCATTTTCCCTCGCTATTCTTTCTGCCGTTTTATCTTTCATTGCCTCACGCGCTGAAATCATGTTTTCTTTTAACATTGCAGTTGCATCAGCATTGCTTTGTTTATTAACTTCTGCTGATACTTTCATTAATTCCAAACTAGTATCTGCTTCCAATTTGTCTCTTTCCAGATCCATTTTTTCCGTGTCTACTATTAAATCTTTTTGTAGTCTAGCTTGTGTTTCCATTGCTTTCAAGTCAATTTCTTGTTGTTTAAGTTTAACAAGAGGATCTTGAGGCTCTTGAGCCATTCTTTGCTCTTCTGCTTTAGCAAAATTAGCTGTTAACTGAGCTTCCAATTTAGCTTGTGCTGCTGCAATTTCATTTGTTAATTGATCGTTTTGTTGTTGCATTTGCTGCATCATTTGTTGTGCTTGTGGATTCTGTTGTGCTTGTGCTTGAACTTGCTGCATTTGCTGTTGTAATTGTTGTACCTGATCTTTGTATTGTTCATGAATTTGTTGTCCAGCCATTAAAGCAATATGTTCTGACATATGTGATTGTAATAAAGCATAAAGCTGCGGGTTAATTTGAACCATACGGGTAAACATAAATTCTGAGTGTGCTGAAATATGTGCCATATGATCTTGCATAGGAAATGCCTTTGGAGGCTGTCCTTTCATTGCTGCACCATTTTCTGTTGCTGGACCAACTGGTTGAGGTTGATCCGGATCTGGCTTCAATATAGCATCTACATTATCAACACCCATTGCTTGGTACATACGTCTATAAGCTTCTCTAATATTATGTAATTGTGGAGCAGCATTAGCTAGTTGTAACTGTTGTTGTGCCAACGTAATACGCTGTGCCATTGAAAATATATTAGGATCAGAAATAGGTAAAATATCTACACGATCATCAAAATCTTGTTGTTTAATCATTCTATCCCCACCGGCAACTTGGTATGGATATTCTGGTGGAGTATATAATTGAAATACTTTTGCCAACAATGAAAACTCTTCACGTTGTGCATAGTGTAATCTTTTATGAATAGCGCTCATTACTTTAGTTCCACGTTCTAAAATAGCTAACGTTGTTCCTACTGGATTCTGTTCATTCCCTTCACCCATTTTCATGTCTGCTATTGCAGCAAAAGATTTACCTGCGTCAACAGCAAAACCTAGTAATTGAAATAAAGTACCACTTGGTTCTTTAAATGGTAGGGGTAATAATGATTCCCTTATAGAGGTACCAGTTACATCCACGTCTCTAAACTCACCTGGTTGTAATGGTTCGTCATGATCACGTATTCGCATTCCTCGTGCTTTAAAACCTGCAGGTAGGTTTGCGAGTGTACCAGCATCAATTAACTGCCGCAAAACACTTGTTGCTGTTCGCGATAACCCACCTAGCATGTGTATTAGTCCAAAGCCATAAAAGCCTAGACCCGGGAGAAATTTATAATGTACAAAGTAAGAAATCTTTTTATTATTTTTATCTTGTTGATTCCAGTTACGTTTGATTGATAAAATAATTCCACTGTAACGATCTAGCGTTACAATATACGGAAGTTTAATTCCATTTTCATTTTCAAATCCTGGAATGTCTGCGTTGATATGCATTTCTAAAATTTCATGGGCAGTGTCATCATTTGCATATTCTTTTTCAACACCTTCTAACTCATTTACTTTTTCTTGTACTTCTGAAACATCAATGTCGTTTCCAGGTAATTCTACATCTTTGTAAAATCCACTAACTTGTAATTTACGTACATCATTATTTG